ATGAAACTCCCCTTCCGTCTGCCCTGGGCGCCTGTCCGGGATGGAACCTCTTTGCCCGAAGAAAAGGCGCTTTCTCCCCGACCCGGAACGGCGCTGGCGCTGATTGCGGGCGAGGGTGAGGCGCGATGGACGGGCAGGTCCTATGCGGCGCTGTCGCGGGAGGGGTTCATGAAGAACCCGGTGGCGCATCGCTGCGTGCGTCTGGTATCCGAGGCTGCGGCCAGCATCGGTTTTCTGGCCTATCAGCGCGAGACCGAGCGGCCGGAGCATCCGGCGCTGGCTCTCTTGGCGCGGCCGAACGGGGCGATGACGGGGGCGGATTTTCTCGAAACGCTGTATGGCCAGCTGCTGCTTTCGGGCAATGCTTACGTCGAGGCGGTGGCCATCGGTGCTGGGAGGGCGGAACTACATCTCTTGAGGCCGGACCGGGTGAGCGTGGTGACCGGGGCGGATGGCTGGCCGTCTGCCTATGACTATCGCGCCGGCACGAAGGCAAGGCGGATCGCGCTGGACGGCCTCCTGCATCTGAAGCTGTTTCATCCGCTCGACGACCACGAGGGGTTTGCGCCGCTGGCAGCAGCGCAAGTGGCGCTTGATCTGCACAATGCGGCGGGGCGCTGGAACAAGGCGCTTCTGGACAATTCGGCAAGGCCATCAGGCGCGCTGGTCTATCAGCCGAAGGAGGGCGGCAATCTCTCCGCCGACCAGTATCAGCGGCTGAAGGTGGAGCTCGACGAGGGCTATTCCGGCCCGATGCGGGCGGGGCGACCGCTGCTGCTCGAGGGCGGGCTCGACTGGAAATCGATGGGGCTGTCGCCCAAGGACATGGATTTCGTCGAGGCGAAGAATGGCGCCGCCCGCGACATAGCACTCGCCTTCGGCGTGCCGCCGATGCTGCTCGGCATTCCCGGCGACAACACCTATGCCAATTACCAGGAGGCCAACCGCGCCTTCTATCGGCTCACTGTGCTGCCCCTGGTGACGCGGACCGGGGCGTCGCTTTCGGTGTTCCTGGGGGAGCTGACCGGGGAGGGGGTTAGGCTGGTGCCGGATCTCGATACGGTGGCGGGCTTGGCGGCTGAGCGCGATGCGCTTTGGGCCAGGGTCGGCGCGGCGGGTTTTTTGACGGATGAGGAGAAGCGTGAGGCGGTGGGGTATTGAGGGGGGATGTTGTGCCAAAAGCGCTGATCCCCTCACCAACAAAATCTGAGGTTTAGCCCTGATCGGGCTAAGCCCTCGATTTTGTAACCTCTCCCACAAGGGGGAGAGGTGTCGATGCGGCTGGCGGCGCTTTCCCTCTCCCCCCTCTGTGGGGGAGAAAGCGAAATCGAAGGCTTAGGCGAGCGCAAGCCGCCTAAACTTCAGATTTCGCAAGTGAGGGGATCCGTTCCACTGGCAATACCCCAGCATCATACGGATGCCGGCCTAGCGCGTCCACGCTAGGATGCTCGCTCGACCGATACGGACACTCGCCCATGGAGACCCAGCCCCAGCTCCCACCCGGTGCCAGTCTCACCGCCGACTGGATCACCCCTCAGCAGGAAGCCGCGCTGATCGCCTTCCTCGACGCCGGCGCGTGGAGCGACGAGCTGAAGCGGCGGGTTCGGCATTTTGGTTATCGCTATGACTACCGGGCGAGGCGCGTCACGGCGGAGAACCGGATCGGGCCCTTGCCCGACATGCTGCAGGGACTGGCGGAGCGGCTGGTGGCGGACGGGTTTTTCTTAGCCGTGCCGGACCAGGTGATCGCCAACGAATATCTGCCCGGGCAGGGGATCAGCGCGCATGTCGATTGCGAGCCGTGTTTCGGCGAGGTGATCGCCTCGCTCAGTCTGCTGTCGGCCTGCGAGATGCGGTTTGGATGCCTTAAACGCGGCGAGACGCGGGCGGTCATTTTGCCGCCGCGTTCGCTGCTGGTGCTCGCCGGACCGGCGCGGCGGGACTGGACGCATGCGATCCCGGCGCGGCAGTCGGACGTGATTGACGGGCTGCGGGTGATGCGGCAGCGGCGGGTGTCGCTGACCTTTCGGACCATGCGGTTTGCATAGCGGGCTCGCCCCTGCAGAGCTGCCGGAGACCTCTGCGACGCCGCGACCGCTCAGGTCCCGGTGTCGTCCGGTGCCGAGGGCGCGGGCGAAAGCAGCATCGGTGTCAGGGAAAGCCGCCGGGTGATTGCGGCCATTGCTTTGCGGCGTCGTTCATGCAGCCGATGGCCGAGATCGGTCATGGCGGCTTCGAGCTTGATATCGCAGGCGGCCGATCCCGATCGACCGTAGAAGACATAGGCGAGCGCGATCGACAGCATGACCATGAGGCCGGCGGCGATCAGCACATCGGACAGGAAATGCGCGCCAAAGGCCATGCGGTTGAGCGCGGTCAGTGCGGCAAACAGGCTGAGCAGCCAGAAGACGCAGGTGCGCCAGACAACCGGTACGAAGAAGGTGAGCGGGATGAGGCAGACGACGACAGCCGTTTCGCCAGACACGAAGGAGCGATCGTCGAAGAAATCGCCGCCCAGCGCCCAGGCATGCACGAAGGTGTCGGTCCCGCCGAATTCGATGATGCTGCGTGGTCGCGGGCGATCGAAGAACGGCTTGAAGATGCCATTCACCATCAGGGCCGGACCGAGAAGGAAGAGGCTGGCGAAATAGAGCGTGAAGCGCGGTGGAAAGAGCGACGGTCGCGAGGGATAGATCAGCTTCAGCAGCAGGCCGATGACGAGCACGATGGTGAGCGTCAGCGGAAAATACTGACCGAAAGCGCGGAACGTATTGAGCGCCGTGATCTGGGCTGCCGGAAAGCCCTGGCCTTCCACATAGAAGAGCCGGGACACGGCGAGATCAATGCCTGGAAACGAAACGAAGAGTGCGGAGAGCGTCAATGTGACGAGCAGCGCCAGAAGCAAAGGCTTTTCGTGCACTGACCCGCGCGGCGCGCGACCGGCTTGCGTGACATAGACCATCAATAACCCCCGATATTCCCCTGGGTCACAGAAGCCGAGTTCGATGAAACGCTGATGAAGCTGGTGTGACGGTTTTGTTTTGGAGGCACCGGGGACCCGGCCCGGACAAGGGCGATCGGCAGGGTGGTTGAATCAGAGTGTGAGGATCTTAAACCTGCACATTCAGATTCATACGCACAGGCCAAGCCAGAATCTCAGCTTTTGCCGCCAAGCGATTCTACAGACTCGGCAATTCGCTCCCGCTTCATCCGACATGTGAAGCGCTCGCCTTTGGCGGAAGGGGAAGTGGGGCGCCGGCCGCAGCCTTTTCGGGCGGGATCGTTCCGGCCGGCGCTGACCAAAATGCTAATCGCGAAAGATGAACAAATGACTGACTTCGGCCATGACGGCGGGGTGACCTCCGCGCGCCTGATCGGTGCTGTCGCGGGCTCCGCGATCTCGCTGGTTTATCTGCTTCCCAAACATCGCCGCGAGGCGGCGGTGCGCTTCCTGACCGGGCTTGCCTGCGGGCTGATCTTCGGCGGGCCGACGGGTGTCTGGGGTGCGGGGCAGCTGGGGCTCGAGGGCCGGTTGTCGACGGCGGAGATCATGCTGGCGGGGGCGACGCTCGCGTCGTTTACCGCCTGGTGAGGGCTGGGTGTCCTGGTGCGGCTGACGGGCCGGGCGGGGGACCGGGTGGGTGGCTGATGTTTCGGCCCTCATCCTGAGGAGCCCCGGCGCCGGCAGGGGCCTCGAAGGATCACGCATCGTTGCAATGGGTGGCCTGGACCCTTCGAGGCCCTCGCCTTGCGAGGGCACCTCAGGGTGAGGGGAGGCGTGGCGCGGCGGTCTCCACCCTCCCCTTCAGGGGGAGGGTCGGAGCGAAGCTCCGGGGTGGGGTGATGGGTAAGGCGCCTCCTTCTGGGTTCAGCATTCCACTCGCAGCCAGGGTCACCCCCACCCGCCGCGTTGCGGCGACCTCTCCCCTCAAGGGGGAGGTGGTGCCAGCACAATCAACATCACGAGGAGACGAGCCATGCAGGCTTTGGAGACGGCGGGTGCGCCGCGGTTTTGCTATGCCGGGCTGACGCTGAAGGGCGTGGGCGGTGACGGGCGGTTTTCGGGCTATGCGAGCCTGTTCGGCGAGGTCGATCTCGGGCGCGACGCGATCGAGCCCGGGGCCTTTGCCGCGTCGCTCGCCAAGCGCGGGGCGGGCGGTGTGCGCATGCTCTACCAGCATGACCCGGCCGAGGTGATCGGCCGCTGGGTGACCATCCGCGAGGATGAGCGGGGGCTTTATGTCGAGGGCAGGCTGGCGACCGATGTGGCGCGGGCCCGCGAGGTGCATGCGCTGATGAAGGCGGGCGCGCTGGATGGGCTCTCCATCGGTTTTCGCGCGGTGAAGACCAGGGCCGAGCGCAAGACCGGGGTGCGGCGCATCCTCGAGGCCGATCTCTGGGAGATCTCGGTGGTCACCTTTCCCATGCTGCCGACGGCCAGGGTCTCCAATGTCAAGCACAGGCGGTTCTACCGCGACAGGGAAACCGAGCTCGTCCGGCTGATGCGCCGGGCGGCACGGTCGATGGCGAACAATCACTTCACGAAAGGATGAGCGACATGGAAGACACGATGAAGACAGCGCAGGAGATGATCGGCGCGGCGGGGCCTGCGGCAGGCGGGCGCGGCGGCAAGCGGGCGAAGGCGGTGGTGGCCAGGCTGGCGCCGGAGGTGAAGGCGGCACCCGACACGGTGACGGCGGCCTTTGCCGAGTTCATGACGGCCTTCGAGGCCTTCAAGGAGGCCAATGACGAGCGGCTGGGCGAAATCGAGGAGAAGCTGACAAGCGATGTCGTGACCCGCGATAAGGTCGAGCGGATCAACAAGGCAATCGACGAGCAGAGCCGGCTTCTGGATGAGCTGGTGCTGAAGAAGCGCCGCCCGGCGCTGGAGCGGCCCGGGCGCGACGAGGCGGGGCTTGCCGACCACAAGGCGGCCTTCGAGGCCTATGTGCGGCGCGGCGACGACCAGGCGCTGCGCGATCTCGACCAGAAGGCGCTGTCGGCTGGCGTCTCCGGCGATGGTGGTTATCTGGTGCCGCCGCAGGTGGACGAGGAGATTGGCCGCAGGCTGCGGGTCATTTCGCCGATCCGGTCGCTGGCGACGGTGCGGCAGGTTTCGGGGTCCGTGCTGAAAAAGCCGTTTGCGGCGAGCGGCTTTGCGAGCGGCTGGGTGGCCGAGACGGCGGCGCGGACGCAGACCGCTACGCCCGAACTCTCCGAACTCGCCTTCCCGACCATGGAGCTCTATGCCATGCCGGCAGCGACGCAAGGGTTGCTCGATGACGCCGCCGTCGACATCGAGGCCTGGATCGCCGCCGAAGTCGACATCGCCTTTGCCGAACAGGAGGGCGAGGCCTTCGTGTCCGGCGATGGCGTGCTGAAGCCGAAGGGCTTTCTCTCTTACGACAAGGTCGATGACGCCGCCTGGGAATGGGGCAAGATCGGCACCATTCCGACCGGGGCGGCCGGGGCTTTTGCGGCAAGCGGCGCCTCCGACGTGCTGATCAATACGGTCTATGCGCTGAAGGCCGGCCACCGGCAGAACGGCACTTTCGTCATGAGCCGCCGCAGCCAGGGCGCAGTGCGCAAGCTGAAGGATGCCGACGGCAACTATCTCTGGGCGCCACCGGCCCGCGCCGGCGATCCCGCCTCGCTGATGGGCTTCCCGGTTGCCGAAAGCGAGGACATGCCGGAGATCGCGGCCAATGCGACGGCGATCGCCTTTGGTGATTTCCGCGCAGGCTATCTGGTGGTCGACCGGGTGGGCGTGCGGGTGCTGCGCGATCCCTATTCCGCGAAACCTTATGTGCTGTTCTACACCACCAAGCGCGTTGGCGGCGGCGTGCAGGATTTTGAGGCGATCAAGCTGGTGAAGTTCGGGGTGTGAGTTTTGACCCTCCCCTCGATGGGGAGGGTCGGAGCGCAGCTCCGGGGTGGGGTGAAACTGCGCCGGTTTGATGCCCGGTCACCCCCACCCGCCGCTTCGCGTCGACCTCCCCCCTCAAGGGGGAGGTGGGTGGCGCTCCTTGATGCCTGACAAAGACATGCCCCTCATCCGCCCTTCGGGCACCTTCTCCCCGTAAACGGGGAGAAGGAAGCGCCGCCGCTGGCCCCAGTCGCCCTTCTCCCCGCTCGCGGGGAGAAGGTGCCGGCAGGCGGATGAGGGGCATATTTCTCCTATGTTTTCAAAGGACCTCCCATGACCATCATCGAACTCACGCCTCCGACTGTGGAGCCGCTGACGCTTGTCGAGATCAGGGCGCATCTGAGGCTCGATACCGAGGAGGAGAATGCGCTGCTGTCAGCACTTGCCATCGTGGCGCGCGAGCATCTGAAGCGGGAGACCGGGCTGGTGCTGGCAGCAAGGGACTTCCGGCTGTGCCTCGACGACTGGCCGGCGGACGGGATCGTCACGATTGCGCGCGGGCCGGTCCGGGCGGTGACGGCGGTGACCGTCTATGACGGTGACGGCGAGCCGCAGGCGGTGGATCTCGCTGGACATCTGCTGGACGGCGAGGCGCGGCCCGCAAGGCTCTGGCTGCGCGAGATGCCGGAGCCGGGGCGGATGATAAACGGGATCGAGGTGGAGTTTGTGGCCGGCTTCGGCGAGAGCGGCCACGATGTGCCGGAGACGCTGAAGCGGGCGATGCTTTTGCATGTGGCCGCGATGTTTGCCTGCAGGGGCGTCGTGGGGCCGGATGCCCAGCCGGCGGTGGTGCCGCCGGGTTACGAGCGGCTGATTGCGCCCTTCTGTCGACGGGGGCTCTGAGCATGGCGATGCTGGATATCGATGCCGGCCGGCTGACGGCGCGGCTGGTACTGGAACGACCCGAGCCAGTGGACGACGGGCAGGGCGGGGCGGTGACGGGGTTTGTCGAGCTGGCCCGCGTCTGGGCGCTGATCGAGCCGCGCAGCTTTGCCGAGGAGGAAAAGGGGCCGGGGCTCTCGGCGACGGTGACGCATCATGTGACGGTCAGGGCGCGTGGCGATCTTACGGCCGAGCAGCGGTTTCGCAAAGGCGCCCGGATGTTCGAGATCCTGGCGGTGCGCGATCCCGACGAGACCGGGCGGTTTCAGCTAGCGCTGTGTCGTGAGGTGACGGGATGAGCGGTGCAAGGGAGAGGACGGCGTTGGAGGAAACCGGCGCGCGGCTGGGCGATGTTCTGCGGCGCGCGCTGAGGGATCGACTGGCGCGGCGGATGGATGCGAATTCGACGGACGGGCATGCGCCGCCGGCGAACGTGTGGGCTTGGGATCGGAGGTCTTCGGACGGTGAGGGCTTGGCTAACGAGAATGGCGAAGCCGCTGGGCAAACGCCTTCTGGTCAAAGGCAGGATGCGGCCGGCGCCAGATGGCCGGCCCAAGAGCAGGGAGACCTCAGATGACCAATGCCGTCAATGCCTTGCTGGCAGCCCTTCAACAGGCGGTGAAGGCGGATGCGCCGCTGATGGCAGCACTCGGGGTCCAGGGATTGTCTGACCGGACGATCCGTCCGCAGCGCTCTCCGGCGCTCGCGGTGGGTGCAGTCGAGGCGCGCGATTTTTCCACCGGCGAGGCGGAAGGCGCCGAGATCCTGCTGACGTTGGAGGCCTGGAGTGCCGTGTCACGCCGGGAGGCCGAAGGGCTGATGGAGGAGGTTCGCCGGGTGGCGGAGGGATTGCCGGCGGTGCTTGGCAGCTTTCGGCTGGTGAATTTTCGCCATCGCCGGACGGTCAGCCGGCGCGAGGTGAAGGCCGGGCTGTTTGTCGCGGAGGCGGGGTTTCGGGCGGTGGTGGAGTGAGAGCTCCACGCGTTGAGACCTCATCCTGAGGCGCCCGCGCGACGCGCGGGCCTCAAAGGATCTAATCATCAAGCTTGGTGGCCTCGATCCTTCGAGGCCGGGCTTTGCCCGGCACCTCAGGATGAGGGGTTGGTGGGCGGGGAGATGGGATCAGCAACCTATCCCCGCTTCGCAATCACCGCCAGCGCCAGGATCGCGGCAAAGCCGGTGCCGGCGAGGAGGGTGGCGAGCAGGAGCCCGGCGTCGATCCCGGCGCGGTCGATGACGGCCGTCATCAGGACGGGGGCGGTGGCGTTCGCAAGGTTTTGCGGCAGCGACAGGCGGGCCGACTGGCGGGCGAAGCGGCTGGCGGAGAAGAAGGCGAGCGGCATGGTCGCACGCGCAAGCGCGCTGACGCCGGAGCCGAAGCCGTAAAGCGCGGTGAAGACAAGCAGGCTCGACGGTGTGCCGGACCAGACGATCAGGAGAAGCGTGGAGCCGGTCAGCATGGCGGCGCCGGCCAGTCCCGTGGTGATCGGGGACGTGTATCTTCCGAGCACCAGATCGACAGCGCGGGCGGAGATGCCGAAGACGGCGCGCAGCGAACCGAGCTGCAGGGCGAGTGCCGGCGTGGCGCCGGAGAGTTCGAGGATATGCAGGAGCTGCGGCGAGAGCCCGAAGGTCATCAGGCTCGAAAGCGAACTCGACAGCGCGATCAGCAGGAAGGCGGCCATGGCCATGCGGCGGCTGAGCGTGAGCGGCTCGATGGCGTCGGCGGCGCGGTCTTCCGCCGAGCGGGTGATGGCGATGCGGCCGATCACGAGATGCACGGGGAGCGCGATGAGGATTTGCACGGCGGCGGCGGCAAGAAGCGCGCCGCGCCAGCCGAAGGCCTCGCCGGCTAGCGTTAGCAGCGGCCAGCAAACGGCCGAGGAGAGACCGGTAAAGATCATCAGGATGCCGATGGCACGCCGGGCATCGCGGCCCTCGCGCTCGACGACGGCGGCAAAGGCGGGCACGGTGAGCGCGAAGGAGCCGCCGAAGCCGAGGATCAGCCAGGCAAGCGCGTAGGTGACGAGGCCGGTGGAGAGCGCAAGCGTGACAAGGCCTGCCGCCATCAGCACGGAGCCCATGGCGAGCACCTTCGCAGCACCGTGGCGGGCAATCATTCGCCCGGTCCAGGGACCGAGAAATGCCATCACCAGCATCATCACGGTCAGACCGGCAAAGGCCATTTCATTGGCAAGCCCGAGATCGGCGGCCATGGCACGGCCGAAGACCGCCGGCATTTCATAGGTCGTGCCCCAACCGAGGATCTGCGAAACCGCAAGTGCGGCGACGAGGAGGGTGCGGGACATGGTCATGGGGAGACTCAAGGGGGAGTTTGCAATCGGCGGGAGGGCATCTTCTAGGCCGGTTGTGGGGCGGGGGATAGGGTGAAATCTTGTCGGAGGTCTCCGGGTGGGCGTGGGCCATCTCCCCCCTTGCGGGGGAGAAAACGAAATCGAGGAATTGGCCCGATCAGGGCCAAACCTCAGATTTCGCAAGAGGGGTGGCTCGGTGCGCTCTTTGCCCGGGGAACTGTGCCCCTCTCTTGGAAAATCTGAAGTTTAGGCGGCTTGCGCTCGCCTAAGCCTTCGATTTTCCGTTCTCCCCCGCAAGTGGGAGATGGGACGCCGCAAGTGACTTTCCCTTCGAGGCCCGGCTGAGCCGGGCACCTCAGGGTGAGGGGATGCATTGGGTGCGTTGCCTCCACCCTCCCCTTGAGGGGGAGGGTCGGACCGAAGGTCCGGGGTGGGGTGATCCTTGTGGCTGTCCGGACGGTGTCACCCCCACCCGCCGCTTTGCGGCGACCTCCCCCCTCAAGGGGGAGGTGGGTGGCGGCCGCAAGCGTCTCGTCACCCAACCATTCAACAGTCACATCACCAAAAGGAGAGACGCCATGGGCGCGCAGAAGGGCAAGGATCTTTTGCTGAAGGTCGAGGACGGGGCGGGGTTTGTGACGGTGGCGGGATTGCGGGCCAGGCGGCTGGCGTTCAATGCGCAGTCGGTCGATGTGACCGACTCGGAGAGTGCCGGGCGCTGGCGGGAGCTGCTGGAGGGGGCGGGTGTCCGGCGGGCCGGGCTGACGGGCTCGGGCCTGTTCAAGGATGCGGCATCCGACGCGCTGGTGAGGGCTGCCTTCTTTGCCGGGTCGATCCTGAACTACCAGGTGGTGATCCCGGATTTCGGCACGGTGACGGCGCCGTTTCAGGTGACGGCGCTGGATTATGCCGGCAATCACGATGGCGAGGTGACTTTCGAGATCGCGCTGGAATCGGCCGGTGCCGTTTCCTTCGCGGCGTTGTGAGGCGGTCATGCGGGGCATTGAACGGGAGAGGCGCGAACCGGTGACCATCCATCGCGCCAACCGCCATCGCGGCGAAGTGGAGGCGGTGATCGACGGCGAGCGGCGGATCTTGTGTCTGACGCTGGGGGCGCTGGCCGAGCTGGAGACCGCTTTCGGGGCGGAGAGTCTGGCGGATCTGGCCGCCCGCTTTTCGACGGGCAGGCTGAAGAGTGCGGATCTGACCCGCATCCTTGCCTGCGGCCTGCGCGGCGGCGGCAACCGCTTGTCGGATGGCGATGTGGCCGGGATGGTCGTCGACGGCGGCGTGGCGGGGGCGGCGACCGTGGTCGGCGAATTGCTGGCGGTGACGTTTGGCGCGGGGCCGGGTCAGGCTGTCTCTGACGGTCGAGGACGCAGCGAGGGCGGCACCTCCCCTTGAGGGCCGCAGGCGGGACAAAGATGCGACCGTTTCCCTGGGAAACGGCGATGATGCTGGGGCTCTCCCGCCTGCGGCTGTCGCCCGAGATGTTCTGGGGCCTGAGCCTACAGGAGTTTTCCGTCCTGGCGGGGATGTATGGCCAGTCGACCGACCTGTCGCGTCGGGAGGTCGAGGCGTTGATGCAGAGGTTTCCGGATTGAGGGGGTGGCCTATCACTGTTTCCCTTATCGCCCCATAAGAGAACCTTTGGGAACATTTCGGAACGGTGCAGACCAACCATGCACCACGCCTCGAACAGTAACTGACTGGCCTTTTGTATTTGTCAGCTTTACGATCATTGGCCTCTCCGGGGTGATTGCACCTCCCATAGGGGCTATCGTAAAGCCGTTCGCTTCTACCTCGTCAAACGGGCGTTCATAGAAGCCGCTTAACATTGGCTGTCCATTGTTAAGCTGGATAACAACCTCGTCCTGCGCGTTGTCCAAAAGAATAACAAAATTTGGGTTAGGCTCCATTAAATGTGAAGCTTTGATATGCATTGTGATTTCGTTTTCACTGCCCTCGACAACTGTCCAAACAAGATTGCTGAATCCCTCATGTGAAGGAGAGAATGAGCTGTTTCCTTGCACGACGTTGACGATTTGGTTGAGTCCAATTTCCAAGCCGACAGAATAAAGGTCGATATAGAGGTTTTGTTTTAGTACGTCAGGCATTATTACATTTCCGATCCTGACAGGTATAAGCCGAGTCTCACCTCTGCTGGCTTTGAACAGTGCATTCTGCCACTCTATTTTGACGAGTCCGCTCTGCATCGCCAGTTGTGAGACAAAGAAGAAGACAAACTCCGGTGCAGAAAGACCTTCATTCATTTTATCAATGATACCGTCACCTGGTTGAATCGACCAAGAATCATAGAAAACCGCTTCCTCGCCAAAAATCTCCTTCAAACGGAGCGCCACTGGCTCCACTACCGGCTTGTCTTCGTGCTTGTGACTCAGAAAAATGCGGTGTGCCATATCTCGCCCCTTTTGAGAGGATATTCCTCGCTGGCATATTTGATGCAGCCACGCGTCAACCGCAATCGATAGTTGGTTTTTTGGCGGGATAATCGCTTTAAGAAAATGTGCTGCATTCGCCGTGCGCCCCGCTGCGGATGATACGCCTTCCACGGCGACGCCACCCTACTTGAGGAGCCTTTCCCATGAATGATGACGAAACCCTCGCGCTATCAGTCGATCTCGACGGTGCCCAGGCACTTGCCGTGCTGGACGATCTGGAAAGCCGGTCGGCAAGTTTTGGTCGGGCGCTGACCTCGGCATTGCGCGGCGCAACGACCGGCGGCAAGGGGCTGGAGGAGGTGTTGCGCGGCGTCGGCGCGCGGCTGACCGACATTGCCTTGTCGGCGGGGTTGAAGCCGCTCGAAGGGCTGCTCGGCGACGCGGCGGAGAGCCTGATCGGCAGCCTGAGCGCCGGCCTCGACAAGGGATCCGGCGCCGGGGTGACCGCCTATGCGGCGGGCGGCGTGCCGGGGCGGGTGGTGCCGTTTGCCGATGGCGGTGTTGTGGCGGCGCCGACCTACTTTCCCATGGCCGGCGGGACCGGCCTGATGGGCGAGGCGGGGGCAGAGGCGATCCTGCCCTTGAGGCGAGGCGCCGACGGTGCGCTCGGCGTGGCGGCAGAAGGGCCAGGGGCGACGACCGTCATTCATTTCCAGGTGACGGCGAGCGATGCGGCGAGTTTCGCCAGAAGCGAAGGGCAGATCACGGCCATGCTGGCGCGCTCGGTTGGGCGCGGGCGGCGCGGGATGTGAGGGGGGCGAGGGAGTAGGGAGTAGGGAGTAGGGAGTAGGGAGTAGGGGAATGCCTTCGGGCGACGCCCCTCATCCGGCCCGTTGGGCCACCTTCTCCCCGCAGGCGGGGAGAAGGACAGGTTGGCGCGGCCGGCTAGCCGAGACAAACGCCGACATGCTCATGCAGAGGGCCCACGCAAGCGGGCCTCGGACAACCTCATCCTAATCAATCCATGAAACGGAGGCGGGTATGGCCTTTCACGAACAGCGTTTTCCGCTGCGGCTGTCGCTGACCACGAGCGGCGGGCCGGGGCGGCAGACGGATATTGTCTCGCTCTCCAACGGGCGCGAGGCGCGCAATCGGCGCTGGCGGTTTTCCAGGCGTCGTTATGATGTCGGCACGGCGGTGCGCTCGGTGGCGGATCTCTATGCGGTGCTGGAATTCTTCGAAGCCCGTGGCGGGCAGCTGCATGGCTTTCGCTTTCGCGATCCGGTGGACTTTTCCTCCGCGCGACCGGGCGAGGCGCTGACGCCGCTCGACCAGGGCATCGGGACGGGCGATGGCGAAACGGCTGTCTTTCCGCTGGTGAAGGCGTATGGCGACGGCGCGGCGGTGGAGCGGCGGCCGGTGGTGAAGCCGGTGGCGGGATCGGTGCGCATTGCGATCGATGGCGTCGAGGTGACGGAGGGTTTCACCTGCGATGCGGCGACCGGGATCGTGACCTTCGGCGCCGGGCATGTGCCGGCTGAGGGGGCGGAGATCCGGGCGGGGTTCGACTATGACGTGCCTGTGCGGTTCGACACCGACCGGATCGAGATCGATCTCGAAGCCTTTCGTGCCGGGCGCATTCCCTCCATTCCGCTGATCGAGGTGATCCCATGAGACGGTTGCCTGAGGCGCTTGCCGCCCATGTCGCGACGGGCGAGACGACGCTGTGTCGAGCCTGGCGGGTGACCTGCCGCGATGGCTTCCTGCTCGGCTTTACCGAACATGACCAGAGGCTTGTCTTCGACGGCACCCAGTTCGAGCCGGGCACCGGATTTGCAGCGACCGAGGCGAGTGTCGCGAGCGGGCTGGCAGCCCCGGGCACGGAAGTGCGTGGCGGCTTTTCGAGCGAGGCGATCTCGGAGGCAGATCTGGCGGCGGGACGGTTCGACGGCGCGCGGGTCGAGCTTTTTCTGGTCAACTGGCAGGCAGCCGGTGAGCAGTACGCGCTTGTTACGGTGCAGGAGATCGGCGAGGTGAGCAGGGCGGGGCCGGGATTTTCGGCGGAGCTCAGAAGTTTCGCCCATCGCCTGCAGCAGCCGGAGGGGCGGATCTACAACCGGCGCTGCGATGCCGATCTCGGCGATGCGAGATGCCGGGTGAACATGGCGGTAGCGAGCCGGAGTGTTGCGGGTGTCGTGGCCGAGGTACTTGCCTCTGACAGGCTGAGTGTATCGGGGCTGCCGGATCTGGCCGAGGGGCATTTTCGCTTGGGGCATCTCCGCTTTGAGGAAGGTCTGCTTTCGGGCCGGCGGCAGGCAATTGAGGAGAGCGGGGCGGGCGCGGGCGGTCTCATGACACTCCGGCTGTGGCTGCCGCTGGAGGCACAGCCGGCTGCGGGCGATGCCGTGACACTGACGGTCGGCTGCGACAAGAGTTTTGCCACCTGTCGAACGAAGTTCGGCAATACATTGAATTTTCGCGGCTTTCCGCACATGCCGGGCAGCGACTTCGCCTATTCCTATGTCAGCGGCGACAGCACGCATGATGGTGGTGTGCTGTTCGGGTGAGGGTTTGCGTGATCCTGTCCTTCAGGGGGGCGTCAGGTCACCCCCACCCGCCGCTTGGCGGCAACCTCCACCCTCAAGGGGGAGGTGGCGCCTGGCACACCACTTCCCCCAAGCATGAAAGGACTGCCCCATGAAGATCATCTGCCCCGACGGAAATGGCTATTCCTACTATGTCCAGGCGGTCGACGAGAGCCGCTACAGCCGGCTGAACGGTGTCGAGAACTTTCTGGTCAAGGCCGGCGACTACTGGAACGGGCCCGACGGCACCGATGCGCTGAACTATCGCGAGCGCTGCGAGGCGCGGGTGACCACGGAGGATGCTGTCGGTTCCACCTGGCGCTACGCCTTTCACCTGAAGATCCCGGAGGATTATCCCGAATTCAGCCCGAAGCAGACCCTCGGCCAGTGGCACAACGGGGCGTATGACAGCGTCTTCAACCGCTACGAGGAGGGCGTCTTCACGATCTGCCTCAACAACCAGGAGACTGGCGTGTTCGACGAGACGCCTGTGACCGTGACAAAGGGTGTGTGGAACACCTTCAGTTATCGTTTCACCTGGCATGGCACGGCGGGCGCGGTTATCGCTTCCGTCAACGGCCGCACGGTGCTGAGCCGCAGTGGCTTTGCGCTTCTGCCAGCGGCGTCAAGTTCTGTCTATTTCAAGTATGGCATCTATCGCAACATGCAGGCGGGCCTTGTCGGTCCGGACCAGCAGGTAAGTTATCGGCGGGTCAGTCGGGCTTTGGCGTGATGGCCGCTTGCCCATCAGGTCACCCCCACCCGCCGCTGCGCGTCGACCTCCCCCATCAAGGGGGAGGTGGGTGACCTGCTCGGTCGGTGCCTTCGCCTCAATCGTCCGGGTCTTGTTCTATTGGCAGATCGGGAGGGCGCATGCGTCCGTGGCGGATCGTGACCAGGACGATGCGGTCCGGTTCGATCCTGTAATCGCGAAGATAGTCGCCGATAGCGAGGGTTCGGCTGCCGGGAATGGGCAGGCTCCTCGCAATTGGCCCTGCTTCAGGATGCGCGCCAAGCAGAAGCCTTGCATCTGCAATGCGTGCAGCGAAGTTTCTGGCCGCCGAAGGGCTTCGCTGTCGCAGGTATTGCATTTCCGTTCGAAGCTAGCGCGCTGCCGATTTCGAGAGGATGACGTGCATCAGGCGACCTTATTGGAAGCAATACGTTTCAGGTCTTCGAGGACCTCATCCAGCTCTTCGACCTCGCCGGCGGCGACCTCGGCAAGGCCCTGCTGATACGAAAGGATGTCCGCCCCCTCCTGTTGGAGATAGCTCCGCAGCGCGCGCACGATGACCCAGCTGCGCGAGCGTTCGGTCATCTGGGCAATGGTTTCGAGGGCGGCGAGCACGTCATCAGGTATGCGCAGCGTAATGGGATCAGACAGAGTAGGCTTGGTCATCGTGTGCCTCCGGACGGGCGGTAATACAGTGTAATACGAATTGACCGCAGGGTGAAGGGGAGAACCCGGGAGGCGTGGTCACCCTCGTCCGGAGGCGCCCCTGCGGAGGCGAGGGCACCTCAGGGTGAGGGGAAATGGTTTCGCAGGCCTCTTCCGCTGCCCTCGGGTTGTTTGATCCCTGCAGCGTCTTGTCCAGACCCGATGCCCCGCAATCATCATCCTCCGCACCGGAGCACACCCATGTCCGTTAACGCAGATGTCCTCGCGATTGCCGGGACATGGATCGGCACGCCCTATCGGCATCAGGCGGCGGTGAAGGGGGTGGGGTGCGATTGTCTGGGCCTCGTGCGCGGGATCTGGCGGGAGCTTTATGGGGCGGAGCCTCAAGCGGTGCCGGCCTATGCGCCGGATTGGGCGGAGCGGGCTGGCGAAGAGCGGCTGATGGCGGCGGCGGGGCGGTATTTCATCAATGTGCCGTACTTCGGCAAGAGCCTGCCGGGCGATCTCGTGTTGTTTCGGTTTCGGCCGCATCTCGCGGCGAAACATGCGGGGATTTTGGCGCGGCTGCCGGGTGAGGCTGGTGAGGCTGGCGACCGGGGACGTGGCGATGGCGGTTGTGACCGGGGTGGCGCTTGCGGTGGTAACCGGAGTGACAATCACCGGCGCGGGCCGCCGCCCGATGCCTTCATCCATGCCTATGAGCAATCATCCGTGACGCTGTCGGCCCTGGTGCCGGGGTGGCGGCGGAGGATTGCCGGCATCTATCGATTTCCGGAGAGGATCTGACGATGGCGACGATAGTTCTGCAGGCGGCGGGAGCGGCCCTCGGGTCGGTGTTCGGGCCGGTTGGTGCGATCCTCGGCCGCGCCGCGGGGGCACTTGCCGGCAGCATGATCGACCGGAGCCTGTTGTCCTCGACGCGCGAGGTGAACGGCGCGCGGTTGTCGTCGGCGCGGCTTGCCGGGGCCAGCGAAGGCACTGTCATCCCAAGGCTTTATGGCACGGCAAGGCTCGGCAGCACGCTGATCTGGGCGACGCGTTTTGAAGAGGAGACGGTGACCGAGCGCACCGGCGGCAAGTCTTCCGGCGGCACGCGCACGACGACCTATCGCTATTATGCCAATCTGGCACTCGGGCTTTGCGAGGGGCCGATTGCCAACGTGCGCCGGGTCTGGGCCGACGGGCGGGAGCTCGACACGACCGAGATCGAGATGCGGGTGTATAGGGGAACCGAGAGCCAGCCGGTCGACCCGCTGATTTCGGCAAAGCAGGGCGGGGACCGGACGCCGGCGTATCGAGGCCTCGCCTATGTGGTGTTCGAACGGCTACCGCTCGACGATTTCGGCAATCGCATTCCGCTCATCCAGTTCGAAGTGATCCGGCCAGTGGGGGCGCTGGAGGAGAAGATCCGGGCGGTGACAATCATTCCGGGCGCGACCGAGCATGGCTATGCGACCACGCGCGTCTCTGATGCGCCGCGCGAAGGCGAAAAGCGCTGGCTGAACCGCAATACGCTTTCCGCATCGACCGACTGGCAGGCCTCGCTGGACGAGCTGCAGGCGCTTTGTCCCAACCTCGACAGCGTGGCCCTGGTGGTTGCCTGGTTCGGCACGGATTTGCGCGCCGGCGACTGCCGGGTGCTGCCGGGGGTCGAGGTCGGGTTTCGCCGCGAGGAGAGCCGGCCCTGGAGCGTGGCGGGGATTGCACGCGGAGACGCTTACGTGGTGTCACGCCATGCCGGTGGGCCGGCCTATGGCGGCTCGCCGGATGATGCCAGCGTGATCGAGGCGATCAGGGACCTGCGGGCGCGCGGGCTGAAGGTGACGCTCTATCCCTTCGTGTTGATGGATATTCCCGCTGGCAACGGTCTGCCCGATCCCTATGGCGGGACCGAGCAGGCGGCCTATCCGTGGCGGGGACGGATCACGGCCTACCCGCTCAGTGCCGACAAGACGGCGACGGCGCGGGCGCAGGTCGCAAATTTCGTCAGCCGCAGCGAGGGCTATCGGCGGTTCGTGCTGCATTATGCGGCGCTGGCGGCCTCCGCCGGCGGCGTGGATGGTTTCCTCCTGGGCTCGGAGCTGAAGGGGCTGACGACACTGCGGGACGAGGACAATGCCTTTCCCTTTGTCGAGGCGCTGGTGTCACTCGCCGGCGAGGTGCGCGGCATTCTGGGGGGCTCGACGGCGATTTCCTATGGGGCGGACTGGAGCGAATATTGCGGCCACCAGCCGACGGATGGCTCGGGCGATCTCTTCTTCCATCTCGATCCGCTCTGGGCGAGCCCGCATGTTTCAGCTGTTGGCATCGACAACTACATGCCGCTCGCTGACTGGCGCGACGCGGATCTGGAGGGAGTAAGCCCGGACGGATTTGCCGGGGCCGATGATGCCGCAAGTTTTGGCCGCATGCTGACGGCGGGCGAGGGGTTCGACTGGTTCTATGCCAGTGACGCGGATCGGGCGATGCGGGTGAGAACGCCGATCACCGACGGCGCCTATGGCAAGCCGTGGGTCTACCGGTTCAAGGATCTCGAAAGCTGGTGGGGCAACCGCCATTACAACCGGATCGGCGGTGTGGAGCAGGTGAGCCCGACGGCCTGGGAGGCTGAGATGAAGCCCTTCTGGTTTACCGAACTCGGATGCGGCGCGGTGGACAAGGGCGCGAACCAGCCGAATGTCTTTGTCGATGCCAAATCGGCGGAAAGCGGCCGGCCTTACTTCTCGGCGGGTGCCCGCAGCGACAGCCAGCAGCGGCGGTTTCTCGAAGCGCATCTCGATCACTGGCAAAGCGGCGATGCCCCGGAGGGCATGATCGACCCTGAAGGCATCTATGTCTGGACCTGGGATGCGCGGCCTTATCCGGCCTTTCCGCAAAATTCCGGCCTTTGGGCCGATGGGCTGAACTGGCGCACCGGGCACTGGCTGAACGGCAGGCTGGGTACGGCGACGTTGGCTGACACCCTCGCGGCAATCCTTCGGGATCACGGCTTTGACGATTTCGATGTGTCCGAGGTGGCGGGGGATCTTGGCGGCTACGTCAAGGGTGATCTCACCTCGGCGCGCGATCTGATCGAGCCGCTGATCGAGTTGTTCCAGATCGACGTCATCGAGGATGCCGGGCGGCTGAAATTTCGCACCCGGCCGACGGCAAGCCTGCCGGCCCGCGAGATCACCGTGCTGGCCGACCTTGTCGACCAGCCGCTGTGGAGCGAGACGCGCGGCCATGACAGCGACTTTGCCTCGGAAGCCTTGGTGACCTTCTACGATCCGGCGGTTGACTATGTCGAGGCGAGCGTGCGCTCGCGCAAGGTGGAGGCGGCGACGGAGCGGCAGCTTGCCCGCGATCTGCCGGCGGCGATGCCGGAAGAGACGGCGCTTGCTGCTGCCGAAGGCTGGCTGCGCGACAACCGGCTGGCGCGGCGCACCCTGCAGCTGGCCCTGGGGCCGGACGAGATTGCAGTCGAGCCGGGTGATGTCTTGAGTTTTCCAGACGGACCGGAGGGGCGGTTTCTGGTCCAGGCGATCGAGGACGGTTTTGCCCGGCGGCTGAGCCTGCGGGCCTTCGCCGGCAAGGTGTCTGCGCCGGTTGCAGCGCTGGAGCCGGATCGTGTCGGCGATGGCGGCGGTGCCCAGGGGTTTGCGCCGGTGGTCCGTTTTCTCGACCTGCCAAGGCTGGAGGGGACGAGCCATCAGGGCGATGCCAGCGTGGCGGCCTTTGGCCGGCCCTGGCGCAGGCTCAGCGTGTCGAGCTCGCCGGAGACAGAGGGCTATCGGCTGCGGTTGACGCTGGACAGGCCGGCGACCATCGGGCGGCTGGTGGCGGCGCTGGCGCCGGGACCGGTGGGGCGTTTCGATCCTGGTCATGCCGTGGACGTCGAACTGCTGGGCGGGGCCTTTGCGTCGGCAAGCCGGATGGCGGTGCTGTCAGGCGCGAATCGGCTGGCCGTGCGGGCCCTTGCCGGTGGCTGGGAGGTCATCGGTTTTGCCGAGGCCGAGGAGGTGACGGCAGGGCGCTGGCGTCTCGCCGGGCTGTTGCGCGGGCTGGGCGGCACCGAGGATGCAACGGCGGCAGGGGCGGCTGTTGGTGCCGAAATCGTGCTGCTCGATGGGGCGGTGCGGGCGCTGGGGCTTGTGAACGCCGAGCGCGGGGCAGCGCAGAACTGGATTCTGGAACCCATGGGGCTGGTGACCGAACTGTCAGGGCCGTTTGTCTTCGATGGCGGTTTGCGGGCCGAGACGCCGCTTGCGCCGGTTCATGCGCGGGTGGTGCGGCAGGCCTCGGGAGATTTGCGGATTTCGTGGATACGGCGCAGCCGGATCGAAGCCGATGCCTGGGCCGAAGGCGAGGTGCCGCTCGACGAAGCAGACGAGCGCTACCGCCTGGAGATCCTCGACGGGAGTGCCGTGCGGCGGTTGGTCGAGGTCGCTGAGGCCGGCTTTTCCTATCCGATGGCCGACGAGCTGGCGGATTTCGGATCGGCGCAGACGGCGCTTGGCATTCGGGTGCGCCAGCTCGGGCGGTTGATTTCAGGGCTGCCGCTGGAGGTGGTGGCACCTGTTGGATGATGAACAACGAAGAGGAGAGAGCGACATGATGGAGACGAAACCCTGGTACCAGTCGAAGACCGTCTGGGGCGCGCTGATCGCGATGGCCGCACCGCTGCTCGGCCGCGCCGGGCTGGAATTGGGCGGGGCCGAACAGGTGGAAATTGCCGATGCCCTGACGACGCTGGCCGGCACGGTCGGCGGGCTGCTGGCGCTCTATGGGCGACTGACCGCGACGAAGGGGGTGGGGGGATGAGGGGAGGACGTGCCGACTGAACGGATCCCCTCGCTTGCGAAATCTGAAGTTTAGGCGGCTTGCGCTCGCCTAAGCCTTCGATTTCGCTTTCTCCCCCACAGAGGGGGGAGAGAGAGCGCGGGGCTAACGGCTCGGTTCCCTCTCCCCTTGCGGGAGAGGTTACAAAATCGAGGGCTTAGCCCGATGAGGGCTAAACCTCAGATTTTGTTGGTGAGGGGATCGGTTAGACAGCGTCATCTCCTCCGTGCTCCCCGTTATGTCCAAGGGCCAAAATCCAATGGGACAGGAAGACGTGAAGGCCGGTGTCGGCGGACTTAACTTCCCGGCTCTCAACAGCCATCCCCATAAGATTACGAGGCATTCATTTGCCATTCAGAAGGCTTGCGGTACATAATTCGACACAGTGGACGTCATCCAAGAAGAAGCAGCAATGGCATCTTTCATGAAATATGCGGGCCTGGCATTGGCCATGACCGTGGCGGCTTTGCCGGCGGTCCATAGCAATGCTGTGGCAGCCGACTGCAGTGCGGCCGCAGCACGGGTCGTGGCTGAAGTGGGAGGGCAGTTGCTTTCCGTCCGCGAATCGGGCGGTGAATGCGTGATCGTCGTGCTCGTCCCGGGCAATGGCAATGAACGGCCGCGCAAGGTCACCATGCGGGTCGCCGAGTGA